GTTCAATGTATGTGTCATTTCAATCCCTCGCGTAGTGTTGTGATTACCGGATCGGTATCGCCATCGGCTTCAAGCTCTGTGATCATTGTGGCGTTGGTGTCGGCTGACAACTTAGCTACATGGAAGAACCCAGAGTAAATCTCTCGTAGTTCGGTGGGCTGTGATGGGGTGGTGATGCGGGGGCATTTAAGACACTTGCCACCGGGCCAGCTTCCACAAGGGCCAACAACATCGCCCTCTGGATACGCCACAGGCTCTTGCTCCGGTGCTGCCAGATACTCTTGGGCGGCGGTGATTGCTTCGGACTGCATACCATAGTTACGTATGGTGTCGTCATAGCCAGCGTTATCAAGTGCTGCAAGCATTTGCGTGATAAGTGCGCGGGTCATTTCTTTGCTCATTTGTTTTCCTTGATGCCGTGAGCCGCCTCAACCATGTCAATCAAGATTGACGATGCGTGCCATTCGTATTTATGGGCCTCAAACTTGGCCAGCAAATCAACACGTTGTTCGCGTGTCAGCGGCTTGCGCTGTGCTGGTGGGGATGTTGTGTAGAGCTTAGTTCCAACTGCCGGAACTTCCTTGTAGAAGTGGGTGCGAATCTGGACTGCGTTGAATGGGCGACCCATATCGTCTGCAACGATTTCACCGATAGGCTCCGACTGCTCCAGTGCTGCCAGATACTCTCGGGCGGCGTTGATGGCGACTTGCCTTGCTTGTTCAATCGTTGTCATACCAGTCCTTTCCAAGGCCCAAGGGCCGTACTTGTTTTCGATGGGCGACGTGCCCGAATCATTGCGCTGTGCCGTGCGTTGTACGCCTTGCTGCGCTCGACCTGAGACAAGGGTGCAGGCCTGCGGGCGTTGTACCCCTTACCAAACGCATAAAGCGCTGTTGCTTGTCCTCTTTTTCCTGGAACCCATCCCGCAATTCGGGCTTTCCCTTTTAGTTGCTCATAGACTGCCTGTCGAGTAATGCCCAAATCTTGGGCTATTTGCAAGGCCGTCGCTGATATGTTTACTATCAAGTAGCATTTCATTGCAGGACTCATTTTGCTATCCCGTTCCATGCGTTCCATAAGTTAACCCCTGCCACGTTCTCGGGACGACTTGTGATGCGTTTCTCATAATCCCGTTTACGCTGACCAATCTTGTTCTTCTCCCAGTCGCGTGTACTTCCGAACACCTTGCGAAACAAGAAAAGCCATTGACCACATTCCTTACAGTTCGGGCAGTAATCGTGGGTCTTAGCATTCCATGAAAACATACCCGTGGGACGTGGTTCGTTGCAACATTGGCATATCCGATGTTTCAGTTGACCACCTACTGGTCTCATACCATCGTCCACAGAACAGTTAACCCAAGCAAAATCAACGTCACGCATACGACCTCAATGACGGCCATCACAAAGCCGAACGTGCTTTTGTTATCAATGTCATCATCGTACTTGACTATTCGTGCCACCCTTACCGGACAGTCACGACCCTGGTTGCAGTTTCCGTACTCATCACAACAGTTCATTTCTTACTCCTTGTTAATGTGGAACAAGTGTATCACAGGTTTTTAGACTGACGGTACATTTTTATCGCACTTCTCAGGCCAGCTTGTGTCGTGGCCTTCTCATCAAGCGCCAAGGCTTGAGCTTGGTCTAGTGTGTCCTGCATCAGGATACGGTGACAGATGACCGGCACACCCTGACCCTGACGACGGATACGGGCATTGAACTGATCGTACAGTTCCAAGCTCCAGTTCAGCCCGTACCAGACGATTGTGTGACCTGTCTTCTGAAGTCCATCAATACCGTGTCCGGCAGAGGCTGGGTGGGCAATCATCAACTGACACTCACCCGTCTTCCAGCGATGCATGGCGTTGATCAGACTGCTCTCAGACTTACACTCGGTCAGGTTGATCGGGTCAAGGTGCTTGAACCTAGTCATGATCCTTTCAGCATCTGATCTGTAAGCATACGAGCAGAAGATGGGCTGACCGTTGGCCTCGTCAATGATGTCCTCTAACGCATCGAGCTTCAGGTCATGGATCGGCTCCCACAAAGGCATCCCTGCCACTGGGTACATAGCACCGTTGCTGAACTGGAGCAGCTTATTGGTCAACGACGCCTGGTTGAACACCTCCACCTCTGTACCGCTGTCCATGCGAAGGAAGAACTCTTTCTCCATCCTGTCGTACATGGCCCTGAGCGCCTCGGGCATCTCCACTTCAATCGTATTGACGATCAGGTCAGGCATCTTCATGTAATCGGCAGCACTCATCTCAAGCGTAATGTCACCGATGAGCTTCTTGATCGTGTCCTCTGTGTCTTCGTAAGGCACCTCCTTAAACGGCCCGATCTTCTTGTAGAACCTAGTGCGAAACGCAGTCTTGCTTGTGCCCAAACGCTCACCCTTGTCCACGACCAAGAACTGCCCATGCAGATCCTTGTAACCATTGGACGCCGGTGTGCCGGTGAGTCCCGTAGTCCACGTGAACTGACTGGCGATCTTGCGAAAGGCCTTCACTCGATTGGTGGCACTGTTCTTCATCTTACTGATCTCGTCCCACACCATCCCGTTAAAGGGCATGGGTCGATCCTTTTTGACAAAGTAGGTCTGGAGCGTCTCAGCCAGCCAGCCAAGGTTTTCAAAGTTGATCAGGTAGATGTCAGCAGGACGCAGCAGGGCGCGGGTTCGCTGGTCTTTAGTACCTGTCACCATGCTGAACGTCAAATGCTTCGTATGATCCCATTTGGCAGCTTCCTGACGCCATACGAGCCGAACCACTCGGATAGGAGCCACAACAATCACACCAGTCAGAAACTTACTTGCTAACAGGTGAGCCAGGGTGGTCAGGGTGGTTATGGTCTTGCCTAGTCCAGGGTCTAACCAAAGCATCGAGTTGGGATGGGTGCATTGGAAGTTGACTGCCTTCTTCTGGTAGTCGTGCAGCAGGTCAGGGGTTAGCATCCCATCACCATCAGATCAATCATGTTCTTACCCTCGATTACGTTATCAATTACAAAGACGTTTACTTTTGACTGCCTGAGTCGGGTGTGTTCCCGATCTTGGGCAGCGGTGGGTTTGGCACCTTCTCGCTTGAACTCACAAAACCATATGCGACCATCTGGCGCGATGAACAAGCGATCAGGCACAGCGGCTCTAGCCGGACTGGTAAATTTGTAAGCCAACACATTTTTTGATCTGGCGTAGTCACAGATTTTAGCCTCGATGTCTTTTTCAAGCACCGTTGCACTCCTTATCGGTCTTGCGTGTCTCTAACTCAATCAGTAGTTCGATGTAATGCTTGGCTTTCTGTAGATCGATTAACCCGTTTTTCTTTCTCCAGCGGGTTATGTACTTGATTACGTTGCCCTCAAAGTACCCCAGCGCGTTGGCGTGGATGTACTCGACAGGCTGGATCGGCAAGTCCTTGTAATGATTACCCGCCACTTGTGTTTCTAAGCTAGACATAATGTAAGTTTCTCTATTTCGTTAACATAGTAATCAAAATCGACAGGCATCGTGGCATCCCTGATGTCATTGCATACCTGCACATTCCATCCCGACTTCACAGCAACCTTGCGCCACTCAGTCTTACCCTTGAGGGGCGGCATCCATTTAGTCAAAGGTTTGCCAGCCTTAGAGATGTAGTACCTGCTGATGTTCTGGGCCTGGTCATCGCCCCACTGGAGATAGCTGGAGCGTGGCACCTTGGTACGCAGCATGAAGTCCATGATGTCAGGCCACTGCTCCACAGTCTCACGGATAGGCGCACCGTCGATCAGGTGCTTCTCGGTTACCTTGGCAATCACCAGACTACCGGCGTTCTGGTGCCAGCCCATGTCCCACTCGTAGCAACCATTGCGCTTTACTGACCCATTCTCGTACTGGGCAACATAGTTGTTCACATCACGGATGAACATGCGCGAATAGATGGCCTCCTCGAGTTGCAACCCTGTAGCAGTCTCCCAATGGGTACGGGTCTCCTCAAGTGCGGGCAACTGATCCCGCGGGATACGCACAGTCAGACCATCGGTGTTCACTTGGATCAATTCAGCATCAGTTTCTGCCATGATTCGCTCGGCCAACCAGCACAGCAGCAACTGGCCATTCAAAGTCGTCTTCATGGTGTACAGCGGGTCATAGAACACGCTGAAACGGTTGTTGCTGTCGCCGTACACACCGTTCAGGGCCAGCTTCAACATGGCCGATTCTGCTGACTTCTTGGGGTACATCTTGCGCTGCTCGTACAAATTCTTGTAGATGATGCAGAACTCGTTGCCTAGATGCTCAGGGTAAAACCCATTAGCAATTGCCAAATTTGGGTAAAAGCTAGAGACATCAAGATCCACAATGACGCTACTCTCATTCGATTCGATAATTTCAGATTCGACAGATCCATGTATGCCACCAAGGCCAAAGACAAAAGTGAAGCCATTGATAGTTGCAGTGATGTCATTGAAGACTCCCTTGGTTTCGGTGATTGACTGTGCCTTGAACCATTCAAGGACACGGGTAAACTCAGGTTGATCAAACTTGATCCACGGGAGGATGGCATCCTTCAGGTGGATCACAGGCCGTGGGGTCTGCCGAGGTACACGCCCAGTAGCACTGAAGTTGTAACAGGGCACACCGGCCTCTTCAAGCTTCAGCGTAAAGAACTCTTTGCCAATCTTGGTGTCGTTGAAGTTGATCCAGTCCTTGCCTGGGTGCAACGTGTTCATTTTTTCCCGAAAATGAATCATGTCCAGCGTATGTGTATAAAAAACCTTCGTTTGCTTTACATCGTGCGCGTTGTACTGCTTGAGCACAGGCAGTTGATCCTGCGTGAGCATGGTGCCCACCTTGAAAGGCAGGTCTTGGATCGTGTCGGAGCGCATGTTGAACTCAAGCGACTTCAGACCTGTGGCCCGTGCCTTGTTGTCGAAGTGGTGGATCTTGAACAGATCAATCTGCTCCACGATGCGGTCAGACGGTTTGACCATATGGACGAACTTCTCATCATCCTGTGCCGCGATGATCGCCATTGCCTTGTCGTACAGTGTCCGAGCATCCGACTTGCCCATACGCACCAGCATGTGCAGTATGGGGTAGTCAAAGCCGATGCTATTGAAGCCCACTAACCGTGCATCGATGCTCTTAAGACCGTGTACCCAGTCAATGATGGCAGCGGAGTCGTTGCGCCAAGGGCTGATCTCAAACTCCCACTTGATGGGCAGCGTGGCGTGCTCTGCTGCGATGGTGAACACATTTGGATAGGTTTCACAATCCCAAACTACATCATTATTCATTACTATTACCTGTTAGGTGGGGCAGTGCGAACCGTGGTCTTACCCCCATAGCTACCACAGTCGTTTAGCGTCTACGGTTACTTGACGCACTACCCCTGTTGCTACTTAAACTTCCCAAGGCATCTTAGTCGGCGCACCAAACGGCGCAGGAGGCATTGCAGCCGCAGCCTGAGGCGCAGCACCAAACATTCCAGCCGAAGCAGATGCCACCGAACCAAACATCGCAGACGCATCAGTAGCTCCTTCACCGAATGGGGTATCGTCACCGGCAAATTGGATTGCCACCAGATCGCAACGAATGCCGTTGCCGTGCTTGTTCTGCTGTGCCCAAGGTTTGATGGCAGCGTTGATGCGGCAACCACCGTACATCTTGCGGGTCAGTTGCTGATACGCCATCGTGTTGGTCGGGTCGATGGGAGTGCCATCAGCCTGGATCACTTGGGGCTGCGTGTCACGACCAGCCGTGATGTAGAAGTTGCCAGCATACCCGTCGTAGGGCTTGAAGGTCTTCTTGTTGATCTTCTCGTCACCGTTGCCGTAGCAGCGGCTCTTGCGGTCTTGCTGGATCATCTGCATGACCTGCGGGGCGTGCTCTGCCCACTTGGCTTGGGCCAGTTCACGATAACGGCGCATGAAGGCAACGACACCGGGGGTGTCAGGTGCCAGCAGCAGTTCGCAGTTGTAGGAGATGCGCTCTTGACCAGTCACCTCGTTCTTCATGCGCTGTGGTTCAGCGAAGTGGGGGAAGGACAAACGAGCATTGGAGATGAATACGATATCGGACATGGATTACTTTCTAAGGTTACGGTTACAGGAGCCAGGCAGGGAGTGCTGGCGTTTCTTCTACTGCACTGAACAAGGGTGCAGCATTCAGGACAACCGCGGGGCGACTGTCTGATTCGGGGACGAGTGTTAGCTTACCGGCCAACTTGGTCACATATTCGGATCGCAGGATATTGAGTTGGCGTTCGGTCAGTTGAACCTTGACCTTCTCGCCACCCTTGGTCTTCTCCCACGTGAGCTTCTCAGCCTTGGCGATAGAGACAAGCTTGGTCTCCCACACTGCCGACTTGGGGATGCCCATCTTGATCAGGCGTGTGGCCATCTCGTCTTCAGTCAGTGACCAGACACGGGAGCCGCGTCCATTGACTGCTTTGAAGCCTGGGATGATCTGACCTGCTTGGAACCGACGCATGGCCTCGGCTTCCACCCCATCGAGTAGTTGGCGCATCAGGGGGGCTGCTTCCATGATCTCGCGGATCTGCTGATCGCTCATGGTGTTGGGGTCTTTGTTGGCTGCTTGCACAGACATCTCGACCTGTTGAACTGGTTGAAACATGACACCGATCTCCTTCATTACGTTACTAGCCAATGCAGAGCATGAACCCTTAGCACGGCAATATTTACACTGACTTTCACCCGGAACCAGTGGTGCATCAGGAGCATCCGTTGCGGCTGCTTCTGTGACCAGAGTAGGGATGATAGCAAGAATCTGGCTCAAAGAGTAATCTTTTGAACGGATTGGAACGCCACCACGCATGGACAGCTTGGGCTGGATCACAGTCAATCGAATGGTGTCGAATGGGTAGTTACCATTGACCGGCAACTTGAACCCTGCCAACACACCAATAGCGTACTGCTCCATCTGAAGCACGGCACTATGCCACGCATCGTTGATACCGTCCTTGTAGTCGATCATTTCCAACAGACGAGAGGAAGTGTTGTGGATTTGAACGTCCACAGTACCACCCATGTCATTGCGACCAATCAACCATTCAGGCTCAACACGGGACTCAGCCAGTACACGGGCGCCAGATGATGCATTTTCTAACACATAGTCCACAGCGACCTTCACACGGTCAGCACGGGCCTTGTCTACAGTGAACTCACCCTCGTGGTCTGTCAGGGTCTGACCAATGTAATCCTTTGGAAACAGATCGGACTTGATGCAAGTATCCAGCAGCGTGTGGCTGTGGGTGCCGTCAATTGCAGCAGGGCCAGATCCCCCATCGGGATACTTGGCCTGCTCACGCACTGAGCCAGGGCAAGCGGAGAACTGGAACCGCTTGCTGGGACTAAGGATGACGTGGGATGTCATTTCGATTCCTTCACAAAAGTTCCATTGGGTAACAGCGTACCCTTACGATCCTTGATCTCACCGTAGGCCGATGTCAAGCAGTCGGTAAGGTTGATGTCCTTGAGTGCGCAGTACATGATCAGGCACACCAGCACATCACCAACAGCATCAACAATCTCGGGTGCGTCGTTCTTGATCTCAGCATCGGCCAGTTCACCCATCTCACTGAAAGCCTTGAGCAGTTGGGTGTAGGGCTTGGCATTGGGGATGATCCTGCGATCTTCTCCCCAACGGATCACCTTCATTTCGACATTGGCAAAGGTCATGCCAGTGCCTTGATGCCAGCAAACAGTGCATCGTAATGTGTGGGGTTCACATCGTTGATGTTGCTGTAACCCAATTGAGTCAGCACACCCTGGATGCCCGAACCCTTTTGTGGGCCAAGTGCCTTATACGAGGCCATTACGAAGTCAATCAGACCCTTGGCGTCAGCGAAGGGTGCCTTCTCAGAAGGGGATGCCACAACAGGAGCGGGTGCTGCATTCACCACGGGGGTCGGTGTAACCGTCACGGGCACAACAGGGATAGGTGCAGATTGCGTAAAAACAGGAGGTGCAGGCATGGCAGGAGCAGCAACCACAGGTGCAGGGGCTGGCGCAACTGCCACGACTGGTGCTACATTGACGACCTTCTCGTGTACTGCGGCCTTGACTTCGACAGGGAGAGCGTCGATCAGCTTCTCCAGCACGCGGATGTTAGACAGGACTGCCTCGGCGATGATGACAATGGTGGATTCATTCATGATTGAAAATGCTTTCAGTTACGGTTACAGGGGGTGGTTTGATAGTCAGGCGGTCAGTGTTGAACGCCTTGACCAGTTCGCGCAAGATATCAGACGGTTTCCCGTACTTCTGAGCCTTGCTGCCGAACGCTTGGTGGTCATCGGGAGTGACCCGAGTGGCCAGAAACTTCGTCTTGGACTTGTTTGCCATAAATAAATTCCTATTTCGTTGAACGGATGTTAACACGATGGTTACAATGAGTTCAACAAATTTCAAATTATTTTTAGGAGTGAAAGTGAAACAGGCAAAAAAGAACCCGCCTCAAGGACGGGTTAACTCGGGAGCATGAAGAATGACAACTAGCGGAACACAGTATATGGCACAAGTTCAGGTAGCACAACATCCAGCGTCGGTAGACTCGTACATCAGAGCAGGTTGGAGCCTTGTGCCCATCCCCCACGGCACCAAAGGCCCACGCACAGCAGGGTGGAACCTGAAGCACAACGCACTCAAGAGCCAGACCGATTTACCACCAGGCTACGGCATCGGCTTGGCCCATGCTTACAGTGGCACCATGGCGCTGGATCTGGACAATTGGGAGATGGCCACCAAGGTGTTCGCAGAGCACGACATCAATCTGCGCGAGCTTTATGAGGCCGCTGATGCTGTGGTCATTGACAGTGGACGACAGGGCCACGGGAAGCTGCTGTATGCGATGCCCTTCGGCCTGACCCTACCTACTAAGAAGATCACCATTGATGGTGTCACGGTGTACGAACTGCGATGCGCCACTGTGTCAGGCGTTACCGTCCAAGATATCTTGCCGCCTTCTATCCATCCAGTCACCATGCAGCCTTACCGATGGGCGGGTCGTGGGCACTGGACACGATTACCCATTATCCCGCAGTGCATCCTCGATATGTGGCAGGCGATGCTTGAGCAAGACACAGAGCGCACGATACACACCGGCGAGACTATGCCAGCGTCGTGGTCAGAGATCAGTGATGCTCTGGAGTACATCAGCGCCGATTGTCCGCGTGAGGATTGGGTGACCATCGGTATGGCGTTGCACTGGGCCGGTAGCCAGACGGATCAACTCGATCAGGGGTTTCATATCTGGACCGAGTGGAGCAAGCAGTCAGAGCAAAAATACCCCGGTGATCGTGAGATGCTGCATCAGTGGCAGAGCTTCAAGACCGACAAAGCCACGGCGATCAAACTGGGTTCGCTGTTCCACATAGCACGCAAGGCCGGATGGATCAGGCCAGCAGTGGATGTGAGCGAGATGTTTAAGGCAATCAATAACACCACGCCACCGATGCCACCCATCGACCTACTCGAAGGGGTGCGTCCACCAGCGCCCGAGATGGACATGTCACTGTGGCCATCGATACTGTCGACACGAGCCAGTGAAGTGGCAGAGTCTGTGGGGTGTGACCCTTTGATCCCTCTCTTCGCAGGCCTAGCGGCAGTCTGCGGAGTGGTCGATAGCCGCATCAGGCTTGAGTTGATGCCCGGTTATCAGGTGCCGCCAGTGCTCTGGTTGATGACGATCGGAGACCCAGCCGACAAGAAAAGCCCAGGCAGCAAGCCCATGCTCTCACCCTTGAAGAACATAGAAACAGAGGATAAGCCACGTTTTGCCAAGGCCATGCTTGAGTGGCAGGGCCAAGAGGCAGCCCACGGGTCAGCCATGAAGGCGTTTTTAGACTTCAGCGCCAGCCCGGAAGCGATGCTATCGGGTGACCAAGCGCCAGCAGTAGGCGAACTGGCACCGCAGCCCGTAGCGCTGAAGTTCACGGTCATGGATGTGACTAGTCAGAAACTGATCCGTATTGCAGCCGACAGGCCACGGGGCATTCTGTGCTACCTGGACGAAATGAATGGATGGGTTAAAAAGCTCACAGATAAGACAAGCAGTGAAGACAGGTCGTCGTGGGTCGTGGCCTACGAGTCAGAATCGTATGATATGGATCGAGTCGGTGCTGGATCGATACATGCTGATAACTTGGCAGTGAGCATTTATGGGAATATCCAGCCTGCCGTGTTCCGCGCCAACCTGGCCAACTTGGCATCCGATGGCCTGATCCAGCGATTCATCCCAGCAGTGCCACGGTCTAAGAACACCCGACGTGGTGAGCCTATCCCCGAGTACCTGACCCACGCGGCACAGTGGGAGCAGACCCTACGCATTGTGTACAGCCTGCCCGAGATGACCTACCGCCTATCACCTGAGGCGTACATAGCGTTCCGCGAGTTCCAGACCTGGTATGAGGATGCCAAGCAGGACGAACGGGTGCTTAAGGCGTCTGATGCCTTTATGACGGCCTTTGGTAAGCTGGAGGGTACTGCAGGACGCCTGGCGTTGGTCATGCACCTGATGGAGTCGCCGTTCAGCCCGACGGTGGGCGTTGATATCGTCAATCGGGTGATTGACTTGATCAAAGGTTACCTGATTCCCGCGTTTCGGTATGCCCTTGCCGATGCCGCTGGTGGAGGCGATGATACGTTTGACAGGTGGGTTGCTGACTGGGTGATACATATTGCCACCGATAAGCTCACAGTTAACCTGCGCGATATCAAGCGGTCAGCACGTCGACCCCTTGACGGTAAGACCGAGTGGCAGAAACAGCAGGCCATCAGCGATGCCATGGATGGCCTGGAAGTTGCCCGGTGGGTAGTCAAGATCGAGGATGAACCGAACAAGCAGAATATGGTGTGGGCGCTTAACCCAGGCTTGGCTACCATGTTCCCAGACCACCGGGCGCGGGTGCTGAAGGCCAAGCAGCGGCACGTTGACTACATTTACCGGATAGCGGCAGCCAAGCCCGATAGTAAATACTCGGGGCGTAAGCTGGTCAAAGGGTATGACCCGGACACGATGGACGACTGACAACGACTAACGGCCCCTAAGGGCCGTTTTTCATGGTGCTAGGTACTTAGCCCTTAGACGGTACTAGCGCGCCGTGCAGGGACGGGGCCAGGGCCTCCACCATGCCCAGTACGTCGAGTAGTTTGTACACGACGGCTGATGGGATGCGTTTACCTGTACGCCAGTTGCGCAGGGTATGAATAGGTACGCCTAGGTAGTCGGCGCATTGGTCATCATTCATATCGAGCCTGACCTGAATGGCTGCGACTCGTTCGGCGATGGTTGGGGTTGATGGTGTGGTCATATTTACAGCCCTAGTAGGATTCCAATAATAGTGGCGATAAGTAAAGCGAATATCACTGGGTATGCTCCGATGTGGTCTGCGATTGGGTGAGCAGGTCAGCCCGAGCCTGGCGGTATGCCGCCAAGTACTCTAACTCTTGCGCTAGGTCGTACTCAGGATGGTTCTGCATGAGCAGTCCATGGATAGCATCACTGTAGCCCTCCTTAAATGGGCCTGTGCGTGCGAATCCTTGATTGGTGGTGCTCATGCTATTGCCCCAGCCTATAAAGCTCACGGCCGCACATGTTCAAATCGTGCTGTTTGCCTTCCAGGTCAAGCTCTAGCTCATCGATGCGTTCAAGGGCAGTCTCATGCGCAGTCTCCAGAGCCTTAAGCTCCAGCGTCACGCGTTCAAGGTCATCAATCAATCGCCCCATCAAGGTCGATATGTTCACATAGCCCTCAGCGTATGCCAAGCGCTCTTGCTTCGTAACCGCATTGATACGGGATGCGACGGCTTGTAAATTCTTGAGGGTAACGCGGGTCTGTCTCATTTGGTTTCCTTAGGGTTAGGTTCAGGGTTAACGCTCACTGGTGGTGCGCACGGGGTCATAGGCACGGGTGCCGTGGGGAATGGGTCTGGTATCATGGTTTACACATTCTCAGCCAGCGCAGCCAATCGCTTTACCTGCGTATCAATCACAGAATTAAAATTATCAGACCCGATGCGCTCTAACAGTGCATTCAATGCCGCCATGGCGTGCATGCGGGCACGTTTAATGCCGATGCCGGCACTAGAACATTGCATGCCTCTATACGTGACATACACAGTAATCACCGATGCGCCCACGACGGGGTGACTGACTCGCCACGATTTCATTGTATTGGGTAGTGCGCCTATTTCTCGATGTAGTGCCAGGCGGTGTGTGACCGTGCCAGCGATAAAAATCAGCGGCACATAGTCCACCTGGCCGATATCTGACAATGCGCCATCACGGGCAGTAAAAATGTTTTTCATGGTTTCCATCCTAAGAAGTAAAGAACGAAGGGCAGGGCTATCAGCGCAGCCATGAGCAGGGCTTGGCCCAACTCGATCAAATAACGTTTCATGGTCTAGTCTTTCAGTGCATGGCGTAGGAGATAACGGCATCAGTCCAGCATGCACGACAGTCCAGGCATTTGCCATCATGCTCAGGAGCGGCGCATGCTTGGCCCATGGGCTGCGCAGTATGGACGTTACTAGCTGTGATGCCTTTGATGCCTTGCAGGGCCTTCGGGATGGTCACAGCCTTATCAGGGTACATAGCGGACAGACGGATGGTCAGATTAGCTGGCACAACGCCACCGGCCTTGACGTAGTCACCAATCATCTTAAATTCACGTGTCGGAAGCCAGTGTTGCGTGTTGGGTGTTGCAAGGCATACGGCGACAATTTTGTGCAGGTGGGCAAGCCCTTGCAAGTCGCCGCTATCGTGCCAGCGAAAGTACAGGTCAGATCCAATCGATGCGACCATGCTATGGATCCAATCATCCGATGTGATGGAGTCCAGCCGCGCCATCTGTGCCGGTAGGATATTAGCTTCATAAAGCTTGTAGAAGCCCTTATTCGCATAGCATTTGGAGCAAACGCTCCCTTCTACCTGCGCCATCTTAAAGCCCGTCTGGCATGCCAATGTGGGCAAACTGTAGCTGTCGCACGGCATCTTGGAAGTGGTTGTAAGGCCTCCATTGATAGCTTTCGCTGTGGCTTTGGTCATGAATCGGATTGGATGTGCAGTCATTTTGAATTTTCCTTACAGTTACAGGGTTAGACCGGATTGGTCCCCTAAGCCCTGGCACGCAGGGCTTAGAGAATGATCAGGCTATTGGGGGCAGTAACCACTTTTCCTGCGCCACGTATTCAATACGTGGATTGTCCCGCACCTCACGGATTGCCTCGACGGGCGTCATCAGGGCGTCGTAACCACGCCCCCATGACAGGAGCACCATCAAATCACCCTCGCTAGGGCCCGTGAATGCATTGATGGCTGCAAGAGTCTTTTGTGTGTGTGTCATTTTGATTGTCCTAACGAGTTGTTGATGTGCTAAGTATAAGCCATTGGATTAGTCAGTCAATGGCTTACGTGAAATAAGTTCTAGGTGTTTACCCTTAACTGCGTCGCGTTCGGCTTCGCTATCAAAATAGCCTAGGTGAACGGTTCTGGATCCTACGCGCACCACCGCGCGAAACTTTACGGGCTTGGGCACGCGCTGCACGCGTTCACCAGTCAGTAAATAGTGGCGCACAATCGATGTTGACATCGTACAACCCTCAAACACCACACGGTTACCGCACTTGATATTGTGCTGCTTAGATCGACCGTAAGAACTTGTCCACACCTGCACGGTACACAGTTCACCATCAATCAGCTCGATGGTGTCGGATACTTTGCTCCAGTGTTCTTTAAGCACTCGACGTGTAGGCTTGATGCGCTTTATCGGAACATCATCCACATTGTCGACTGTGGCCAGCATGCCGCGCAGTTGCGCAGTTGTCAGTGATTGGATTGCATCAAATTCGATACCGGACGATCGGATTGTATCTAAGCTCCAAACAGCATCTTCTAACTTTTCTCTGTTCACATTGTCTCCTTTGGTTAGTGTGCCCATGTTACCGCATATCTGCACATTGTGACAATGTAGCCTAATTGATAGTGCATTGATTCTGGAAAAATGCTGATCGTATAAGCCAGTGGATATATAGCTTCAAAATCATATCGCGCGTAAGACACCATTGTCACAATGTGCAGATTATCGGTAACACGGTAACGTTTATCTACTCAGTGACTCAGTGACTCAGTGAGTCAATGAATCATCACTCACTGAGTCACTGTGACAACTGTGACAGCCGTTGCCATTGTCACAGTGACTCAATGGATCATCACTCAATGGATCATCACTCATTGACCCATCACTCAATGGATCATCACTCAATGGATCATCACTCAGTGACTCAGTGACTCCATGCCAGGTGCGCAGCTCACCCTGGCCTGCCCTGCTCCCTGCTCTGCTCCCTGGCCTGCCCTGGCCTGCCCTGCTCCTCCTGCTTCGGGTTTCCCGTTGATGGGGGGGGAGGGCCAGCGCGGCGGGCTACTCGGCTACGGTGGCATCACGTAAACTTTTTTGAATTTTTTATTTTTCAAATAACCCATTGACTCACTTATCCATTGACTCACTTATCCATTGACTCACTTATCCATTGACTCACTTATCCATTGACTTACTTACCCTCGAGCTACACATATCACCCCCTTTCTGATACAGTCAGCCTTACTATGGATAATTCAATCGACCAATCTGTAGGCGCCACTGTCCTGACAGCATCCACCTCGTTACCTGACTGGCTGACAGCACCGCCTATAGTTACTCCCCCTCTAACCTTGGCCCAGCAGAAGGTCAAGGCTGAACTCGTGCAGACTCAGTTTGAATCGATGTTTATTCGTGTGCTTGAGGAGATGGCATCGGGTAAGACGCTGACTCAGGTACTGAGTGACGACTTCCGTGGGTTCAAGGCTGGCGCGTTCCTCAAATGGGTCAAACGAGACCCAGATCGCCACTCACTATATAAAGAGGCCAAGGAGCTTCGCACGGAGCACTGGGCGGGTGAGGTCATTGAGATCGCCGATGCAGATGACTCGATGGAGGACGTGCAGAGGTCACGGTTGCGGATCGACACTCGGAAGTGGCTGATGGGGTCGGACAACCGGAAGGTGTACGGCGAGACTAAGACGATCGACGTGGGCGGGTCAATCAGCATCATCGGGGCACTCGAGGCTGCGAACAACCGTGTAGTCGAGTTGAGTGACATTGAGGATGTAACCCCCCGGATGGAGAACGACTAAGTGCAAAAACCCATTTATAGTTCGGAAGATGAACAAGGACTCATGGCTCGGCTATGGAGTCCCATGCTGGCCGATGACCCTGAGAGCTTCGTCCTGTTTGCGTTTCCGTGGGGGCAGAAGAACACCCCACTGGAGAAGCACAAGGGGCCACGTCGGTGGCAGCGGGAGGTGCTGCGGGAGATCACGGTACACATTAAGGGGAACCGTGGACAACTTGACATGGACGCACTCAGGTTGGCGGTCTCAAGTGGTCGGGGTATCGGGAAGAGCGCACTGGTCTCGTGGTTGATCTTGTGGATGCTGACCACGCGCATAGGATCGTCAGTGATCGTCTCGGCTAACAGTGAGAACCAGTTGCGTACAGTCACGTGGGGTGAGTTGACTAAGTGGGCTACGATGGCCATCAACGCACACTGGTGGGAGGTGAGTGCGACCAAGCTCGTACCGGCTGCGTGGATAACCGACCTGGTTGAGCGTGACCTTAAGA